GGTCAAGGCCGGCCTCGTGCGCGGCGTCTCGATCGGCTTCCGCATCCTCGAATACAGCATCATGGAAGGCGGCGGCTGGCGCATCACCGATTGGGAATGGCTCGAGCTCAGCGTCGTGACCATCCCCGCCAACGCCGACGCCACCATCCAGACCGTCAAGCACTACGACTCGCAGCACAGGGCCGCGCCCGGCCGGTCTGCGCTTCCCGGCGTCTCGGGACACGACCAACCCAAGACGAAAGGAAAGCAAGCCATGAAGACGCTTGAACAGCGCCTCGCCGACGCCAAGGCGAAGCGCGACGAGATCGCCGGCAAGATCACGGCGATCAGCAAGAAGATCGACGACGAGGGCCGCGAGGCCGACGACGACGAGGCGCTCGAGCTCAAGAATCTGGGCGACGATCTCGACGAGGTCGACGGCCATCTGCGCCTCCTGACGGTGCGGCACAGCGCCCAGATGGGCGCCCGCGCGGTCGAGGGCATCACGACCCGCGCCGCCGGCTCGCGCGCCCGCGAGACCGTCCCGGCCACGGTCAAGCCGCAGGTCGAGAAGGGCATCCGCTTCGCCCGCTACGCCCGCTGCCTCGGCCTCGCGCACAAGATGCGGCGCGACGTCCTGTCGCTGGCCGACGACCTCTACGGCCAGCGCGATCCCGAGTTGGTGTCGATCATCAAGGCGGCCGGAACTGCGACCGGGGCGCTTTCGACCACCAACGCCGCATCCCTCATCGGCAATGTCGGTGGTTTCGCCGATTTTGCCGAGTTTCTGCGGCCGATGACCATCGTCGGCCGCTTCGGCGCGAACGGCATCCCGGCCCTGCGCTCCGTACCGTTCCGTGTCCCGTTGCTCAGCCAGACCGGTAAGGGCTCGGCCTACTGGGTCGGCGAAGGCCTCGGCAAGCCGATGACCAAACAGACCTTCGGCCGTACCACGCTGTCCCCGCTCAAGATCGCCACTATTACCGCCGCGACGATGGAGACCCTGCGGGATAGTTCACCGTCGGCGGAACAGATCATCCGCGACGATCTCGCGGCGGCGGTCGTCGAAGGCGTGGATCTCGCGTTCGTGGCTCCGACCAATAGCGGCGTCACTGATGTCAAGCCGGCATCAATCACGGATGACATCGCGGCCATGACCGTCGCCTCGGGTGGTGCCACGGCGGCGAATATCCGCGAAGACGTGCGTGCAGCGGTCACGAAGTTCATCGCCGCCAAGAATCCCTTGACCACCGGCGTATGGTTGATGTCCGCGCAGACGGCATTGGCCATCTCGCTGATGGTCAACGATCTCGGCAACCGGGAATTTCCGGGCGTGACTATCAACGGCGGCACGTTCGAAGGTTTCCCCGTCATCACGTCGGAGCACATCGACGGCTACGTCGTTCTCGTCAATGCGAACGACGTGCATCTGGCCGATGACGGCGAGGTGACGATCGATATGTCGACCGAGGCTTCTCTCGAGATGCTCGCCGGCGACGATGAGGGCACGACGCAGGATGCCATCACGCCCACCGCGAGCAGCGTCGTGTCGATGTTCACGACTAACAGCGTGGCGTTCCGCGCCGAGCGGACGATCAGCTGGCGCCGCCGCCGCGCGACCGCGGTCGCGCTGATCACCGGCGTCACCTGGGGCGTGAGCCTCGACTCGCCGGCCTCGTAGCGCCGGAGAGACGCAACCGGGCTCCCGGTTCCGGCGGATGCCGGGCCGGGGGCCCGCTCTTTTCCAACGACAGGGGCACGCCATGATGCAGGTCCGCATGATCGTCACGAAGAAGGGCGCGGCCCGGCTCAGGAAGCCCGCCGGCTCCGAGATCCTGATGCCGGGCACCAAGGCGCACGCCTATCGCACCCTGAAACTCGTCGAGCCCGCGCCGCCGCTTATCGACGCGCCGGCCGCCGCCCCGGCCTATGCCCGCCGCGACATGCGCGCCGCCGAGGCGGCTCCGGCGCCCGCCCTGGCCACGCCACCCGCGCCGCCCGCGCCGCCGAAGTCGGGGAATTTGGGTTTTGTCGGTGATGACGCCGACGACGCCGACGACGAGGAGGAGGCCGCCGTCCTGCCGTCGGCGCTGAGCACTGGCAATGCGCCCGAGATCGGCGGCGTCGCCCGGTTTGGCGACGGCGCCGGCGATTTTCCCGGCGCCGTTCGTGCGACCGCCGCAGATCTTGCCGCCGCCCGCGCCGACTACGAGGCTGCGTTCGGTCGCCGCCCGCATGGACGCTGGAGCGCCGCGACCCTGCGCGCCAAGATCGCCGCCGCCGCGGCGCAGGCATCCGACCTGCCCTGATGCGCGCGCCCGCATCCCTGGTCGCGCTGCTCCTGGTCCTGGCGCTCGGCCTGGCCGGCATCGCATTGATCGTGGCCGCCGTCTATCTGCTCGCCGGTCTGCCCTGGGCCGCGGCCGCGCTCGGCGCGATCCTGCTCGGCGCCGCGGTCCGGCTCGTGAAGGCGCTCTGACATGGCCAACGCCCTGGTCGCCGTGCTCCACCGCGCGCTCGCCCCCGCCTCGACGAAGGCGTCGCTGACCACGGTCGACACGAACCGCGGCTGGTGGCCGGTCATCAAGGAATCCTACGCCGGCGCGTGGCAGACCAACGTCGAAGTCAGGCTCGATTCGGTGCTGGCGCACCACGCCGTCTTCGCCTGCCAGACGCTGATCGCCTCCGACATCGCCAAGCTGCGCGTCAAGCTGATCCAGCGCGATGACGCCGGCATCTGGCTCGAGATCGAGAACGCGGCCTACACGCCCGTGCTCCGCAAGCCCAACCCGTTCCAGACGCGCATCCAGTTCTGGGAGAGTTGGATCCTGTCCAAGATGCAGTCCGGCAACGTCTATGTGCTCAAGCGCCGCGACAACCGCCGCGTCGTCATCGGCCTCTACGTGCTCGACCCGGCGCGCGTCACGCCGCTGGTGTCCGACGACGGGCAGGTGTTCTATCGCCTGCGCAAGGACAACACCGCCGGGATCGAGGACAGCGACGTCGTCGTGCCGGCCGAGGAGATCATCCACGACCGGTTCAACTGCCTGTTCCATCCGCTGGTCGGCATCTCGCCGATCTTCGCCAACGGCCTGACCGCGACCCAGGGTCTCGCGATCCAGAACAACGCCACCAAGTTCTTCGAGAACGGCGCGCGGCCCGGCGGCATCCTGACCGCGCCCGCCGCGATCAGCGACGAGACCGCGCTGCGCCTCAAGACGTATTGGGACGATAATTTCTCGGGCGAGAAGGCCGGCAAGGTGGCCGTGCTGGGCGACGGCCTCAAATACGAGCGCATGGCGCTGACCTCGGTCGAGGCGCAGCTCATCGAGCAGCTCAAATGGTCGGCCGAGGTCGTCTGCTCGACCTATCACGTTCCGCCCTACAAGATCGGCGTCGGCCAGGTGCCGTCCTACACCAACGTCCAGGCCCTCAACCTGGAATATTACAGCCAGTGCCTGCAGGTGCTGATCGAGGCGGCCGAGCTGTGCCTCGACGAGGGCCTCGGCCTCGCCGCGGACATCGGCGTCGAGTTCGACATCGACGGCCTGCTGCGGATGGACAGCGTCACCCAGATGGACGTCCTCGCCAAGGCCCAGGGCCTCATGACGCTCGACGAGCGCCGCCGCAAGATCGATTTGCCGCGAGTCAACGGCGGCAACACCATCTATCTCCAGCAGCAGGACCACAGCCTCGAGGCCATCGCCGCCCGCGACTCGATGCTGATCAACGATGCGACCGCCGGGCCCGATGGTTCCCCGACCGACATCCAGGCCGAGGTGTTCAACGGCGCGCAGGTCCAGTCGCTGCAGGGGCTGCTGATGGCGGTCGCGGAGGGTACGCTGCCGGCCGAGACCGCGGCCGCCGCGATCGCCGCCGCCTTCCCGCTCCTGGACGCGGAGGAGATCGAGGCGATGATCGCGCCGCTTCGCGACGCCGCGCCGCCGCCGGAGCCGGCCGACGATGACGAGATCGCAGCGCGCGTCGCCACGATCCTCGATAAGCGCGCGCCGGACGAGACGGATGATATCGAGGCAGCGATCGACGCCGAATGGGAGATCGCCGATGCCGCTTAACGTCGATCGCCTCGCCCGGTCCCTGGTCGGTGGCGCCAAGCGCTATATTGACAAGCGGTTGCAGGAGGCCGCCGACACGCTGTGGACGCTCACCGCCCGCATGGACACTGTCGAGTCGGCACTCGCGACGAAAGCTCAGGTCGGTGATCTCACCCCGGAAATTTTCCGGGTAGTGGAAGAGAAAATCGCCGCGCTGCCGCCGGCCGAGCCGGGCAGGAGCGTCACCGCCGACGACGTGGAGCCGCTGATCGAGCGCGCCGTCGCCGAGGCGGTCGCCGCGCTGCCGCCGGCCGAGCCGGGCAAGAGCGTCACCGCCGACGACGTGGCACCGCTGATCCAGGCCGCCGTTACCGAGGCGGTCGCCGCGCTGCCGCCGCCCGAGCCGGGCAAGAGCGTCACCGCCGACGACGTGGCGCCGCTGATCGAGCGCGCCGTCGCCGAGGCGGTCGCCGCGCTGCCGCCGGCCGAGCCCGGCAAGAGCGTCACCGCCGACGACGTGGCGCCGCTGATCGAGCGCGCCGTCGCCGAGGCGGTCGCCGCGCTGCCGCCGGCCGAGCCGGGCAGGAGCGTCACCGCCGACGACGTGGCACCGCTGATCGAGCGCGCGGTCGCCGAGGCGGTGGCCGCGCTGCCGCCGGCCGAGCCGGGCAAGAGCGTCACGGTCGAGGACGTCGCGCCGCTGATCCAGTCGGCCGTCGCCGAGGCGGTCGCCGCGCTGCCGCCGGCCGAGCCGGGCAAGAGCGTCACCGCCGTCGACGTGGCACCGATGATCCAGTCGGCCGTCGCCGAGG